TTGGATGTGCGCGGGCAGCTGGTCGATCCAGATCAGGCCGGGGAACTGCCACGCAGTGTCGTCCCACTTGGTCTGTGGCGTGGTCGTCTCCCGCTTGTGCAGCTTCGGCATCCCCTTACTCTTGCCCGCCTTGTATCGGTCGCAGTCGCCGTATTTGAGCACGTACTGGGGGAACATCTCTGGCGTTACGGCCTCGGCTTCCACGTACGTTTGGTCGAACAAGTAGCAGTCCACCTTCTCGTACATCATGTTGTCATCGGCATCCGTGCGGGGTACGCGAGTGCGGTACTTCACCGGGCCGCCGAACAGCAGGGCGGACATGTGGTAGTCGCTGCCCCAGTTGAACTCCAGTTCAGCTGGCAAGTCCTCGGGTAACAGCTTGTTCGCCTGCGCCCGCAGCTCAGCCAGCTCGGCTTCCTGCTCAGCGAGGTTGCGCTCGGCCACCTCGGTGTCCACGTACAGGCCAGCGAACTCGCAGAAGGCGAAGGCCAGCAGCGCCTCGCAGCGTTGCAGGAAGAAGCCCCACTGCCCACGCTCCTGCAGCAGTGCTGCCTGACCGTAGAAGCAGCGCGCCGTGTTCTCCACGTCACCGCCCGGTCCGGCGAGGTACTCCAGCAGCAGCTTCGGGTCGATCTGACTGGTGCGGTAGCCCTGCTTCCAGAGTTCCTTCACCGCGTCGATCTTCGGAGTGCCGCCGTACTTCGGCGCTGTCTCGTCCAGCGATGGATACGTCTCGGTGAAGTTCGACAGGATGTACTCGGCCTGCTGGGTACAGAGCACTCGGCCGCCGCGCTTGAGGAACTTGAGGAACTCGGCCTTATGTCGGGACAGGAACCAGCTAATCTCGTACATGGCGTTGTGCGCCACTAGCAGGTCCACGCCGTCAAGGTTCAGCCAGTTGCACTCGGCGTCCTCTTTGCTCGTGAAGTGCAGGTGCTGCACCGGGCCGGGCATGCCGCCCAGTACATCGTCGCGCCAGCCGGCCATTACGATGTAGTTGTCTGGGTTGTGCGGAGACGCGAGCTGCCCGTACCACGGATGATTTTCATTCTCTAAATCTATAACCCGTACGGTTGTCATACACCTACCTCCAGTCTATAACAGGGCACGCATACGCAGTGCCGCCCATTAGGTACTGCATAGGTTGTGTAGTGGTGTGTCCCAGTTAAGAGGTCTGTGACCTTGTAACACTCCAGCACTAGGCGGAACCCGGCAGGGTTCTCAGTTCCAATTGAGTGCACGCCAACCTCCCCACCAGATACGCAGCGGGCCGACACTGAGCACGCTCAGCGCACCACCAGATACCGGTACTCGCAGTAAGTCCCAGTGCCAGACATGTACGGTCAAGGATGTGCCCAGATACCAGCGGCGCGTTGCCTTGGCCTTCTTGTGGTTGTTCACCTCGATGAACCACTTACCTGCTTCAATCATGCCTTGGTTCCTCCTACGTCGCGGAAGCCATCGAAATGCGGGTGCCGGATGCTGCCATCCTTGGTCCGCTCCATGCCGGATACGCGGCTATGGTCCCCAATGTAAGGGTCATCATTGCCGCAGCGCCGCTCGTACTCTACCGTCTCGGTGTACCGCTGCATCTGCGGCTGCGTCAGGCCCGTAGCGTTCACCTCGGTGCCATCTTCCAGCTTGACGCGGAAGCCTACGATCTTGCCGGCGTTGCCTTTGGACTCGTCGCCCCAGACGTAGCCGACTACGATACCGTCAGCCTCAAAGCCCGGTGCGAAGTCAGCGCCGCAACCCGGCTTCACCTTCCACCAGCCAGTCACCTTGCCATTGCGGTAGTCCAGCCACGGGCTCTTGAGGATCATACCCTCCTCACCACGACCACGGACAGCCTTGTAGCAGTGCGCAATGTCCTCGATGCTATACACGAGCCACGGAGCCTCAAGGTAGATACCGCCTGTGTTCCGGCGCTCAAGGCGATCCTCTGGCAGATACCGGTGCAGCCAGCGCACGCGGTCACGGCGGCAGCCGGCATCGGTGGTATCGGCCTGCATGTGCTGGCGGCGTACGCAATCGAACACCACGAACCGAACCTTGCAGAGCTGCTCACCAGTCAACGGGGCATCCCGGCGCAGTAGGCCAGAGGCATCTTCAAACGGCACACCGAGGATACACACCTCGGCGTCGAGGCACAATGCATCATGCTCACTGAGCAGGCTGCCGAACTTCGGACGGAATGCGTCGAGGCTGGTCAGCTCAATACCCTCACGGGTAGTGATCCGCAGCTCACCGTCGATGCGGGTAATCAGGCAGCGGAAGCCGTCGTACTTGACGCAGGCATCCAGCGGCCCTTGCTGCAGGGCCTTCTCGATAGCCTTCTGGTTCCAGTCAACAGCCTTGTGCGGCTTGGGCGCCCAGAGGCGGGGCTTCTTAGTGCTCATACAGCGATCCTCCCGAGGTTGTACAGCATTGCGTTGGCGGTGATGTTCAGCTCCTCTACGAGCGCCTCTACATAGGCGGGACTCGCACCCGTGATATTTACGGTGGCCGCCCACGTCAGGACCTTGGATATGCGGATGTCAACACGCACAGCGCAGTCCCCGTTCGGGAAGTGCCACACGCACCACTGCTTACGCGCCGTCGAGGAATTGGCATTTGCTTGCATTTATCTTTCTCCAAGTCTTGCCGCGTATAGCGTTGTGCATTACGGCTGTGGCTACTCCAAAGCGCCGAGCTAATGCTGCGGCACCATACTCCGGGTGTCGGGGTACGTACACGGCACGTGCCCATAGCACCTGCTCAATGGTTAGCTTTGCGTCGTGGTGCTGCTCTAAGCAGGCAGACATATTACGCTCAGCTTTGTCCTGCATATTCTCTGCATTGGTGCCTAGACGTAGGTGCTCTGGGTTAGCGCAGTTGCGTACATCACACGAGTGCAGCACGTGCTGCCCGGCCAGTGCTTCAAGCTCTACGCCTAAGTGCTGGGCCATCACAAGTCGATGCCGATATACCATCTTACCCTTGTGACGTACGCGGGAGTATCCACGATCTCCGGGCGATGCTGTGAATAGTATGCAGTCCATTACGCACCATCCAAGTACTGGCATTTAGCGGCGTCGAAGTACACCTCAGCCTGTACGTGCGACGGTCGTCCGGGCATTTGGTATTTGTTCTTCGGTGTACTGAAGCCACGGAGCTGCGCCATCTCTGGTGAGTCCAATGCACCAAGCATCAGGATAATGTCGGTCGCACCTTGGATACCGGTCTTGCTGTCCTTGAGCGCAGAGTACGGCGGGTACAGCATGTTCCCACCTTCGTTGCTGATCTGCACAGTGCCAAGGGATACGAAGTCGTGGCGCACCGCCATCTCGCGGGCGACCTGCCACTTCTCCTCAATCTCGTCGGCCTTGTTACCGCCGCCGGAGCTGCTGCCCAAGCGGAAGTTTGCCATCATGTCCCAGACGACAACGCTCGGGCGCATGGCCTCGATGACCTGCTCGATTTGAGCAAAGCTCGCACCGTGCATATCCTTAACGCGGATGCGGTCAACACGACCGACCACTGACTCGTAACGCTCCCGTAGTGTGCCAGCATTAGACATGGCCACGAGTTCATCCATATCAACTCCAAGCGCGGCTTGGTAGATACGGGGCACAATACGCTGGCCTTTGCCCTCGTTATTGAGCCAGAGGATGGGTCGCTCGGGGTCGAAGTATTGATCGAGCTGCTTAGCGAAAGCTGCCAAGATAAAAGCAATGAGCGAAGTCTTGCCCTTGTCCGGCCGCCCGGCGATGGCGATGCTCGCCCCACCGAGTACGCCCTTGATAGCTCCTGTGAGAACAGCTGTTGGGAATTTAAGCCCATAGTCTTTCTCCTCGGTGGCAAGGATGCTCTCAATGCTGTCGTCGATCCATTGCGTGGACGTGCTCTGCGCCAACGTCCGCGAGGTTGTCTCGGACATACGGTGCAGTTCGTACACGAGGTCAACCTCCTCGCCTGCTTGGTAGCGGGCGATAAGGGCAGCGGCGCGGCCCGAGAAGTCTCGCTCATACAGGGAGGCAACGACGCCCTTGAGGGCAACCTCGTCTACGGGCTGACTGGCCTGCGCCAGTGCATACCGCATGACGGCCAACTGTTCAGGGTTGTACCCGCTGCGCAGCTTAATGAGTGCATCCAGTGCATCCCAGTTAATCTGCTCGTGCTCAGGGTACGCTTGGAAGTACAGGGGATACCACCCCAGTACAGCTTGCGACTCTTGGCTAAGCATGCTGACCGGCACTGCTTCGCGCAGTGCTCGGTAGCGTTGCCTGTCCGTGAGCGCCTGTAGGATCAGGGTATCAGAAGCCATATCTACCCCAGATGCTGCAACGCAGGGGCTCCTTGTCATCTGGGTACCACGCTACGTAGTACACCATAGCATCCGTCTCCACGATGTACCATTCACCCATGTCGTCGGTCTGCCGCGTTATTTTAAAGTTGAACATAGCAACTCCTTGATCTGGTCAGAGCGCATGTCCTTCGGGTCTAGGCCCTCGGGTACACGCACCTCGGTTACGGTTTTGCCCATTGCCCGAAGGCGTTGAGCCACAGCCAAGCTACCACGCATGCCTGCACTGTCACCGTCGAAAGCAACAGCCACACTCCGACACGGTAGAAGCTGCGCGAGCAGTCGGGTATGTAGGGAGGTTCCGAGCACGGCGACTGCCACTCGGGGATCCGGTTGTCCATGCAGACTCCAGCGAATCTTGAGGGTTGAGAAGTAGTCCTCGGTCAGCACCACGTCGCCCTGCACAGTATCGTGCGGGTGCGTAGCGTACACCGGGACCGGTTTACCGGGGCTGCGGTAGGCCACCCACTTCGGCTGCACATTCCCTAGCGCACGGCCGAGCCAGCCTTGCGCAGAGCCTACGATCAGGCGCTTCTGCTGCTTGCTCGTGTACATCGGGACGCCGGGCAGCATGGTGTGCAGGTCAATGCCTTTGCCCAGCAGTGTACGCCACGCCCAGCGAGACAGCTCAGCGTCTGTCCCAAAGGGTACGGCGTCGGCTGGCCAAGGCATGACGCGCTCTTGCTGCTCTGGCGCTTGGCTCAGATCGACGTGCTCTTTCATCAGCACGCCGCCCTCGTGGCAACGGTGGCAGTACGCCCACCACCGATCCACGTCGTTCCCGACTACGAGGTTAGCTCGGTTCTCCTCGTTATGGTACGTGCGCCTACTTTGCCCCACCGGCAGGGCCTGCGCCTTCGCAAGCCACTCGTTGTGGGGCAGGGGCATTACAGCCCCAGCAGCTTAGCCAGTTCGGCGTACGGCACGTGGTAGTACAGCAGGTCTGCAAACAGGACAGCCCCCGTGAACAGGTGCCAGACACGCTCGGTGCGCAGTGCCTTCTTGGCGCGCTCCTCACCCTGCTCAGCAATTGCTGCACGCCCCATAGCGCGGTGGGCATTCACCTGCGCAGTTTCCAACTGGGCTGTCGTCTGCGCCAGCTCATTACGCAGCTGCTGCAGACGCGATTGGTACACACCCTCAAGGCGCTCCAATTCCTTGTCCAGTGCGGCCTTAGCCGCCTCGTGCTTGCCGATACTGTTCGCCAGCTCGGCCTCCGCGATCAGGTACGCAGCAGCGCGCTGCTTGACCCCACGCACACCGGCAGCGTACTGCTTGCGCAACTCCGCAACCTCGCGGAACTTGCCCTGCAGGGCCGCTTTCAACTGGGTGTACTTACTGTTCTTCGCTTTCATGTGGGCTCTCCTAGAGCTTAATTAAATTTAGCCGCGAGTGCAGGCGGCACTGCCTCATTGGATACTCACCTCGCTGTAGTCAATCGGTCCTTTGAGTTCGGTCCAATGCACCAGCAGCATGCGGTCGCCTTCCGGCACATACAGGCCACGGTGCAGGGTTGTCTTGCCGAGGAAGATCAGGGCATGTCCGACCGGCAACGGTGATACCTCAATGCAGTGGTTCAGGTCCAGCGCCAGCTCAGTACCGCCGCCAGTGAACTCCCCGGTATTCAGGGCGACCACTACCGTCTGGTCACTGTCGGCATCGTGGTGCCAGTTCCCGTGGGATACACCGTCCGGGTTGTACTTGGCGAACTGAATGCTACGTACCTCAGCCGGCTCTTGCATGTGGCTGCACATCAGGACTGGGCGCATGCCAATGTCGAACACGGCCTGCAGGATACTGAACAGCTCAGGCACCTCATGCTCCGTCACCAGCTCGTCGATCTGGTACGCTTGGTCCTCGTACTCGTTCGGGGCAAAGCCCTTGTCGTGTACCTCCAGCACCAGCTGCTTGCAGAACTCCGGGTGCAGGTACGGCACGGCGAAGGCCGTTGGCATAGCGTCGGATACCCGGTGCTGCAGCAGCCAGTTGTACGCCGTCTCGATGTGCGGGTGCTTCTGGAAGTACAGCTGGATGGCGTCGTAGTCCCAGCCGCACAGCTCGCCGTACTCACCCAGCTGTGCCAGTGAACGGACCCGCAGCAGCAGTTCCGGGTGTAGCTTGTTGCGTGCATCCCGCAACAGGGAATTGGTAATCTCGTGCATCGTAGTCTCCTCGGTGAACTCACTGAGATAAGCCCGAACCTTGCCGGGCTTATCTGGATCAGCTCACAGCGGGGCTGTGTTACGCGCGGATAACGTAGTCCGCGTCGCCTTCAACTGCTGCGACCGGGGCTTCCTGCTCGACTTCGGCAGTCGGCTCGACGAAGCGGTTGCCGCCGACGGCCAGAACGTCCTTGGCCTGCACGGTGTACACCTGAGCTTCCATACCCTCGCCAGCGAAGACGCGGATCAGCTTGCCCTTGGCTTCGTCGTCCTTCACGCCCAGCACCTTGCCGGTCAGCTCTTGACGATCATCCTTGCGACCCACACCGAAGGTCACTTCGTCGCCAGCCTGCACACTCTCGATGCGTAGCAGGGATTGCAGTTCGGTTTGGACTTGCACCAGCTCGGCACCGTCAGCGTTGTACTTCTCAACCAGTACGGCCAGACCAGCTTCCAGTTTGGTGACTCGAGCTTGCAGTTTTTCGATACGAGTAGTCATGTTGCATTCCTTCTTGATTGATTGCCGGGCGCGACTCCGGGTTTAAGGCGCAGGGTAGGTACAGCAGATTCAGGTGACGTAATTACTGTTGGCCGTTAGCTTTCCACGGGCACCTCCTGTGCTTGCTTGTCGCGCTGGCGGGCCAGCTCAAGGTACGGTTGGCGCGCGGCGTACTTCACGCCATCGCGTTGCAGTTCAGCGTGCATCACGATCTCGGTCGGGCCGAGGCGACGGCCACCGAGGTTACGCAGCTTCGGTGCCGGTGGTACGTACGCATGCGCCTCGACTACCGGGACGGCAGCCTTACGCAGCAGGCCGATCAGGGATCGGGTCGGGTACTTCGCCTTGACGAAGGCCACGGTAGCGGCCACTTCGGCACGCTTGTCTTTCTGGATACGGCGCCAGAGCTTTGCCATTACAGTTTCTCCAGTGTAGCTACGGGTTTCGGTACGCTTGCTTTGCTGATGGCTTTGCCGGCGTACATGGGTTGGACGTAGAACGCAATGCCAGTGTTGGCATTGGCAAGGCGCATAGCCTCGGCTTCTGCGACGGCCAGTGTCGGGTGAATCACAGTAGGGCGCCCACCCGCCCCTGATTGGACGCTGTAGCCCTGTACCGGCAACGTCTCAATCTGCAGTGCACTCGGCGCCTGTGCCCCAATGGTCCGGCCGAAGCCCACATTGCTCAACCGATATGCCGCCTCCTCGGGACGGAGGCGTACAGACCACGGGCGCTCAACACCGCACACGACATGTGCAATGTCTTCGTGCCTTGTGGTGGCAGTAGCATTTGCGTTGGGTCGCCAGAGGATCAGCTTACCGCTGCCGGGGTTGACGCCGAGTACCTCGCGGATCGGGTCTTTGCTGTGCTTGTCCTTCATCACGGCGTACAGCTTGTTTGGATCAACGTGCATGCTTCGTCTCCTCGTAAGGTGTACCAAGGCGCGGCTTCGGCAGCCACACCCACAGAGCCCACAGCGGGGCGAATACCGGGATCATTCCCGGTACTCCGTGTAGTTCTCGGTGCTGGTGCCGTCGTTCCACTTGATGCGGAACTCCACGTCGGTAATCTCGTCACGCACCTCCCGCAGCACGTTGTCCATCTCCAGTTGGCGATTGAACACGCCGGCTACGCCGTCGCCTATGACGGTGGTGAACTCCGCGAAGCCGTACAGCTCCAGCTGTGCCTCGACTTCAGATACAGGTTTGCCGGGCACACTAGCCACTACCACGATACCCTCTGCCTTACGCATTACGCTTCCTCCCCGTACATGGTAATGATGCTGCGGGCGAACTCCAGTGCCCCCTCTTTTGACAGTACCATCTGGCGGCGGGAGAGCATACCTTCGTTGGCAGCAACATACAGCGAAAGGTCGCCGTCCGAGTGGATTCCAAACAGATGCTTGGCCGCGTCGCAACCGTCCTCAATTTGGAACCAAGTTACTTCGGCGTTTGCGACATCGTGTTGGTTCGGGTAGCTATACGGCTCTGCCAGTTCAACTTGGGTATCTTCTGCTTTACGCATCACATTTCTCCAGTTCAGATAAAGTACAACCGAATGCTATGCAGGTGTGCAGGTCCAGCGGGCGCTGCTCACCAAACCCCATCTCGGACGGGCGCCACTTCCCGAGGTCGAGCTCTGAGTCCCTACCTCTTCCGGGAAAGAACGTGCGGTTCAACTGGTTCTGCAAATTCTCCAAACCGATGCGCCGTAGACTGGACACAAGCACCCCACAACTCAGCAGTGCATACAGGTGGTACGCCTCGGTCGGTGTCAGCTCAAGCGCGACCTTTGGCGGCTCAGTACGCACCCCGCGGGTGCTTTCTACTGCGGGAATTACCTTCACTTTACTCATGGTGCAATCTCCAGACAGGTTTCGTCGATGGTGTCCTGCTCGATAGCGTTATCGAACTCAAACTCCACCACATAACACGGGCAGGCGCGTCGGAACTCCTGTACACCTACCACTCGGCCGCGCTGCCCAAGGAAGCGGCGCTCGGCCTGCAACGCACCGCCCGGACCGCGAACGGCCCGTACGGTTTGGTTGATCTGTAGCTTAGCGGCCTGCATACGCCTGCTCCCCGTACGGATACGCCGGGCGGCGCATGAAGCGGTTGGCGGCCAGTGCGAGGCGGCGACGTGTGTTCCGCAGCTCCCAGACGGCCTCGTTGTGTGCCCGCAGGTCACGGGCGAACTGCATAAGGTCGTCCGCTGACATCCACTTGTACTGATGCACGACAACCTCATTTTTAGGCGGGAGTGCAGCGAGCACGTGCGCCCGGTATGCGTCCGGTCCTACGCCTTGCACCTCGTTGCGGCACACTGCCTGCACGAAGGCGATTTGGTCAGCAGGGAACACATCATGCTCGTCGCAGTACATACTCTGGCCAATGGTGTCGGCTATGTACACCTGCGCGCAGTCGTACAGGTAGTCGGCGGGTAGTTCGTCCGCAATGAACTGCCACAGGATCATGGCGAGGTCACACTCGTCCTTGTACGTGGTGTCCTTGCCGAAGGTCAGGTGCCCGAGGTCATGCATTGCACGGAACCACACGTTCCCAGTGTGTCCATAGATGCTATCGGCGCAGCCCTCTTGCGCCACGAACAGAACACCGTTGTTGTCGCGGATGCAGTCACGCATCTCAGCCAGCGTGCTAGGCGCCTCGGCGTACGTCTGCACACTCTTGACACGCTGGCAGCCGGCCGGCATATCGCGCAGCAGCTTGCGTGCCACTTGTTCGTACGCCTTAGCCAGCAGCTGAGCGGCCATTGTTACCTGTAGCTTGTTCATCATTGTCTCCTCGTTGTTAGACGCACTCGGCTGCACTACCGCCCGTACCTCTTAAGGCACCATAGGCTAGGCAGTGCATGCGAGTGCGCCCATTGCTGGGCGCTTGTTGTTAATCCTTCGGGAAGCGCGGCCGTTTATCCCAGTTCCAGTAGAAATCCCGTGCTGCTCCGTCAACCCAAGACTCATACCCAGCTCGGGCATATCCGACGCGCAGCAGGACTAGGCGCATTACGCTCACGTCTGGCACCAATGCCTGCATGTACTTCTTGATTGCCGCATCTGCTCGATCACGTTCTTCTGCGCTTATAATACCCTCGGCCTGTGCTCGGCCTAGTGATATGCACATGAAGTACTCGTGTGACTTGCTGGCATACATGCCGGCTCGGATCACTGCCCGGAAGATCGTCTGATTCTTACGCATGTTCTTCGACCTCGGTTTGAGGCGCGAGTGCACCCGGCACTGGCAGCAGCACGCCTGTCTTGCTCTGTGCTGCGAGTTCTACCTGTGCCAGTACGTCAGCACCCTTGACAACCAAACCCTTGCTAGCGGCCTCGTGTGCCCGTTTAAGCAGGGCGCTCAGCTGTGCACCGAAGTCGAACTCTACGGCCAGCGGCTTGTCCTGCTTGCACTTGTACCACGGCTTGGCGGCAGCCTCAGCCAGTCGGGTGACGCCCTGCTTGTGGAACACGAGTGGGAATTCTTTGGCCGTCTTGCGATCAGTGTTCACCACTACCTTGCCATGCAGCTGGAACCAGTCGGCCAACGCCTTAGCACGGGCGCCCTTGGGCAGAGCCTTGAGTAGCTTGTTAGCCAAGCTGACCTCGCCATTCAGCTCAACATGTTGCAGAACGTCCAGCCCTACGGATTGCACAGCATCGTCCAGCCCCTTGCCAGTGATAGCGATGTTCTGGATTGCAGCGAGCACTTGTTTTTGAGTACGCATGTTAGTTCTCCGGCAGCCATTGGCCACGGTTGTCAATGAAGTTGATCCAATCTTGCTCTGTCCACGATACGTGACAGACGGGCGGCACTGGCATGAGGTAGTGCCCAGCCCGGAGCTTGTCTAGTTTACTCACGCTTGCGGCTTCCAGTAGTCGCCGAGGCTGCGGCTGTTGCGGTTAGTCCATACGTCATTCAGCTTGCGCTTAGCCTTAGCTGCGGCAGCACGTTCGTTCGCACTGGCAGCATGCTGCGCATCATGGCCCAGCTTGCAGCGCAGCTTGGTATCCGCCTCGGCACGCTTCTGCATAGCGCTCAGGTCCAACTGCATGCCCTTGTCAGCACGCATCTGACGGTTAGCCTTACGGCGCTGGCCTTTGGTGTAGGCCGTGGTGTTTTGCACAGCAGAGCCGCGCTGGTCAAGCATTGCTTGCACTCGCATACCCGTCTCCTCGGTTATTCTGTTTCGACTGTGCTCAGTCATCATCAGTCGGGAAGCATCATCCCGATACAGCTTGGACTCAGTGCAGGATCGGCCTGCCGTGTTCCAAGTTTGCCGTTTACGTTCGGTACTCACGTCGGTCTAACCCTGTCCGGCTTCGTAGCATGGGCTACTAACTCCCGGCGATGGGTCTGGTCTACTCCCAGAGGTCGGATGCCCAAAGCGTGCGCATCATGCTCTCAGGTTATCCGTCTGCTAGTCGTTTCCCGTCTGTTCAGCTGAAGCCGTCGAGACTTGTATCCCTAGCGTTCGCAAGTGCCCGGCACTTGGCATGCGTACATGCTTATCCGTCTAGCTTGTGGCCTAGGTTAGCGCCACCTGCGTTACCTTGTCAAGTGTTCTGTAGTGTAGCGCCTCTCGCGAGGCGCCGCACATTACCGACGAACCTATCGCCCCTTACACGCTATGTACTCGCGGAGGCTCATAAGACCGAGCATGTAGCATTCCGCGATATAATCCTGATATGCCATAACGTGGGCGTCGTGTTTCTTGCGCATGGTAGTGCCTCCTCAGTGGATACACTACAGAACACTCAACAAGTTAGTAAAGAGCGAGGCACTTTGCCAGTCGTCAGTAGTCTCGGCCTACTGCCACCGCGCTATTGCTAGCTGATGGTGCACATTCTACAGCATCCGCTTAGCTTGTCAACCCTGCTAGCCTTCGCCTTGCAGTGTTGACAGAAAGTGACTGACGTGTACCGTTATCCGCCTGACCTAGGCCCCTAGCCTAGAGTCACTTTCTTGCCTTGCTGGGTTCGCACTGTACCGATCGCTCAGTACCCTGTCAACCCCACCGCAGTCCCGCTAGTGCCTCGCTGCAATGTGGAGCCATTACACCATACTACTTAGGTTATAAGCAATACCCCGCAAAGCACTAGATTGGTTATAACAAACAATTGTCACACTACCACGAGAAGAGCGAGGGAGAGCAGCAGCGATCCCGCAGCGAGCGAGCCGCCCGGCATAAGGGAGGGCGGGAACGGGCCGGCGTAGGCCAGAGGGATCCCAGAGCAGTACCAGAGGCAAAAGGGGCAAGGCACCCAAGGATCCGAGCAGGCGCAGCAAAAGACGCAAGCGACCCGCAGAGGCACACCGGCACAAGACGAAACGGGAGCGCACACAGCGCACACCGCGCGCACACGCCGCGAGGCGCACAGCGCGCACAGGGAGTAACCGGGAGTGCGCACACGGATGCACAGGCATGCACGCACAGGCGCGGAGACAACCGGGCGGCATAGGCGCACGCGCAATAGACAACCGGGCGGGCGGGCATGCGTGCACATGCGGGCGCACACGTACCCCCACGGGGGAGTGCGGGCGCGTACGGGGTGGGGAGGGCTCACGAATAATCGAACCAGATTTAGGCGCGAGTTACATGCGCACCTACACCCAGCACCTACACCCAGTACCCAGCAACTGCTAGCATACCAGAGGCGCCCCAGAGAAACCTAGAGCGCCTCGCAGGTATTAGGTGTTGATAAGCGCCAGAGCTGCAGCCACCTGATCGACCAGTGCGTCGATGCTAGTAATCTCTGCAGCTGCCAGCGCAGTCGGGGCCTTAGTACCCTGAGAGAACTGCTGCAGTACTTGTTCCAGTTGAGCCACGCGACGGCGGCAGTCTTCGATCTGAGCTACGGTTGCGGTTACGATACCAGCCATGTTACATTCCTTCTTCGTTGGGATTGAAGCCATGCAGTGCGTTGCACTGGTCTAAGGCTTCGGAGTACAGCAGCACAGCTTTCGCTAGGCCGCTATTCGTGCGTACGTCTACCGCTGGATGCGGACAACGTACTGGTTCATTTACAGCGGAGGTGCTTGCACAGCCCATCAGCAACAGCATCAGGGACAGCAGCATCCCGCCAAGCAGGTTCTGCATCGAGTGCCTCCTGTAGTGCGGACTCAGCGGCTTGCGCTTTTTGGCTAGCAGCCTGTACGGCCGCCTTGGTGCGCTGCAGCTGCCCCTGCAGGGCCGCTACCTCGCGAGTTCTCTGCTCGGCAATGCCCTTGTACTGCCCCGCGCTGGACCAGCCCCAGAGGGCCGCACAGGCGGTTATAGCACAGGCCGCCAGCAGGGCGATTACAAGTCTTGACGGCACAGTGCTGCCTCCGCTTTGCGACGGTTCTCAAGGCCCCTGACAGGCTTGCCACGCACGGTGGCCTTGTACCCTAGGGCTACCCCTAGCTTACCCTTCCACGGGGCCTCTATGGCCCGGCAGACGGCCGCCCAGTCGCCTCTGGCTATCGGCTCCTGCAGTACAGGGTGCCGCATACCGCCAAGGCCCACGTTGTAGGCCACGCTAGTGAGGGCCGCCTGTACGGACGCTGGGGCCGCTTTAGGCGTGAATTGCATGACCCCGGTATGGAAGTACTCGACGCGCTTCAAAAGCAGCGTATCGCACTCTTTGACCGTGTAGCGGGCCTTTACATCCCCGACCGTCTCCCCGTAGCACCAAGTAGGCACACCGCCAATATCGGCATAGGGGACCAGCGACAGCCCTTCCTTCTGCCCTATGAAGCTGGCAGCCGCCACGAGGGCAGCCCCAGCGCCGAGCGCAATCAGTCGTTGTCTGAGCGACATGCTTCCTCCTTGGAGCGGGCCATACGGACCCACTTGTGCACGAGGAAGCCAACCTGCAGCGCAATCAGCAACAGGGTACCCACTTGGATCAGGACCGGGAGGTCTACGCCCAGCAGCGACAGGGAGGCTACGCCGCCAGCGGGGGTGGCCATAGCCAACTGCTGGGCCGCTTCGTGTTTGACGGACATACTGTTTCCTTTCATCTGCCGAACCTCCGCGACCACGCCTTGTGTCTGGGCCGCCCGGTGTTCTGTGATTGTTTGTGCAAGGACGAGCCCAGCGGGTCTTTGATAAACTCTGCAGCTCTGGCAGCAGCCCGAGCGGCCTTCTCCTTGTCCTCGTCAACCACGAGGAAGCCAGTGAGTTCCCGCACGAGCCCTTCAAGGGCGTCCAAGCGGTCGTCTTTGGCCAGAGAGCCGCGATCCGTGGTGATGTTGTGCATCTGGTGGAAGCCAGAGCGCACGTCTCGGTGTGCTGCTGCATACGACTGCAGCAGCTCCTGATCCATCTCCAGAGCGGTGCGGTGCATAATGAGTCGGTGCTTCTGCATAACCGGGCGGATAGTGTCGATGATCCGGCGCTCTTTCTGCCCGACCGCACTACGTTCGTCCACCCCAACACCCTCAAGGCGCCTGCGACCGGATTCATCCAGTCCGTTGAAATGGTTCTGCACCAACTTGGTTACGGTACCCGCACCCATGTTCCTCTCAATCAGCACGGTCTTTATACCAAACCGCTTACAAAGGTCCACGAGCTTATCGAGGTTGGTGTCTGAGACACCGCCTTGCCAGCCACCCCAACCCACAACGTGGATATAAGGCCCGACATGGCCGCCCACAGCGAATGCAATCTCGTCGCCGCCATCACCGGCCGGGTCGAGGTACAGGGTCATCGCTTTGAGCGGTACAAAATGCTCTGTCTGCCCAGCCGGACGGTACATCTCCGCCTGTTGCACACAGAAGTCCGCTGGCAACTCCACTCGGAAGCGGGGCTCAGCGGACCAGAAGACGCTCTCGGGCACCTGTTCGTGGCTGTAGTCAGCCAGAATCAGGTCTCGGAGCTTCAATTGCTGACGCACTGCGTCGGACAGGGCGGTGTTGAGCATGAATTGCAGCTCAAATGTCTCAGGCCCTTGGTCAATCTCCTTCGCCAGCAGGTCTTGCTCGTTATAACGCTCGGGATCGGTAGGCCAGCCACGCGTACCGTCCAACCCACCGCCCATCTGGCAGCGAGGCCCGAGGATTTGCATGCGCTCAAGGATACTTGGCGCCAGCTTATCACCGTACTTCTCCAGCTCGGACGGTTTTGGGAACCGGCCCGGCCAGATGCGTACTTGGAAGCCACGGCTCGGGAGGCCGTTGTAGATACTCTCGCGAGTCTGCGGGGTGCCGAGGTACAGGATGCGCCCGTGCGTACAGATCGAGGTGAACTCCTTGGACAGCGTAACTAGCATCGCGCGTTGCGTTGCAGTCAGGCCGTTCTTGGTCGTCTCAATGTCGTCGGGGATCAGTACGTCAGCACGGTAGCCCTGCAGGGATGCAGTGATACCGAGGCAGCAGACGCTGGGCGACTTGTCTACGCCCTTGAGCGACCAGTGTACGTCGAACTTCTCAGTCGAGGTACGGTCGCCGCTGTACTTATCGGGGCGTAGGTAGTCCAGCAAGTCCCAGCCGTGGATCAGGCCGTGCATGAGCATGCCGTTCTCGGCCGCCTTGTCACCGGCACCGGAGATTAGCAGCACCCGATTCGGAGGATTCTGCACTAGGCTCCAGACACCGTACAGACAGGCGATGGTACTCTTGGCCTCGCCCCGCTGGGCAGCCACCATCGCCTTGTCCGGCCCGTCCTGCATGAAGTCCGCAATGTCTTCCTGCATCCACGTCATGTCAAAGCCGAGGAACTCCATCGCGTCGCGGCAGAACTCGGAGAAGCGCGGGTACATCTCGCGGACCAGCGCCGCCTTGTTAAACCGTTCGCGAATGTCCATCACTGGGCTCCGTACAGGGCCTCAACATCAGCGTCTACGAGACGCAGCTTATCCTTGAGGCGGGTTACGTTCGCTTCCCGCTTACCCTCTAGCTGCTTGCGCAGCTCCTCCAACTGGTCGTTGTCGGCAGGGTCACAGGTGATGCTGTTGTCCTTGAGGAACTTGGCAATGGCCGCTTTATCGGCTGCAGGCAGCGGGATAGGCGGGTCTTGCTCCATGTACCAGCGCAGCTCATTCAGCATCAGCTGGGCCAGCGCTTCGTGCAGTTCCCCGAGGATTCCTTGTTTAGCGGCCATAAAGCCTCCTAGTCTAGTAGTGTGACAATTGACTCCCGGCTACAGCCGTAGTGCAGAGCCACCTGAAGCTGCAGCTTGAGCTGCGCGAGGGCTAGCTCTGGGTTGAATGGGCGCGGAGTCCAACCGATCACCAAAGCACCACCCTCGAAGCGGTACTGCGGAATGGCAGGGCCGTCCGGTGCATCCTCAGTGACGACTGGGTACCACGTGCCGAGGGTGTTGGCTGGCGTGAGTGTCTCTGGGAGACTGGTCTGCGGATAGAACCCGCGTACCTGCACCTCACTGCACAGGCCGTATAAAGGTGAGAACATCATGCAATAGGCTCCCCGAGTACGCCATACGACGAGTTAACGGTTGGGGTCATGATTGTGGTTGCGGTACCTGCGGTAATACCTGTCGGACCACAGCGCAACACCCGAACAGAAGTGCCTGCATATACAGCACAGACGCCACCGTCAATAGGGTGCACTCCGGGCGGGCTGGGGGCCGTTGCGCCGAATAATCCGGATATAGTGAAAGTCTCTACGGAGCCACTACCGTCCCACGGAGTCCTCAATACGGTAACGGTGGCACTAGAAACCCCCCACAAATACACGTACACGCGATCCCGACCGACAAGATAACTAGAGCCGGGAAACGCGAGAGAAGGTATGATAACCTTACCGGACAGGGAGTTCTCTACAAGTCGTAGTGAGGATTGTGTGGAACTCTCTTGGCGCAGGAAGAAGGGTCCATACCCACCGTACAACCAGTTAGTCGTACCGCCGCTAGGCTCTATGAACGTATCCAGACTCGTCCACACACCCCCAACCTTCCGCACCAGCCGCGCGCCTTGCATGTAGGTGGTGGGGTTGAACGCGGTGAGTAGCAAAGTGTCTGCGGATATCCACTGCAGCCCGATTGCGGAGGTGAACCCCGAGGCCACGGCAGGGAAGGTTGCGTCTACAACCTTGGTCGCAGTCCGGGTTGTCGTGTTAAGACGCCACTCAGACACACCCGCACTTGTTTGGAAGTATAGGAACTCCCCGTCCAAACTACACACACAATGGCCGTTGGGGTTGCTAGGTACGGTGATTGTTTGTCGCGTCCACGCCCCTGCGTTACGCCAGCCAATGACTACACTAGTCGTAGATACATGTTCCACGTAGAAACGGCCGAGAGGGTCTAGGCTGTAGGAGTACGGGGTGGTCCCTGTCGTACCTGTGCCGGGGGTGCTGGCCAACAAGGTTGGGGTGTACCCGTTGTAAAAGCGGGTGACGGTGCGGGTTGCACTAGCGACAAGGGACATGCCCTGCGATAGTGGCCACGTCAGATCGCCGAGGTCCCCGGAGCCTGCTCGTCTGAACATTACTTCACATCCTTCGCTACAAGGTAGCCGTACCAAGCACCAGCTGCGCCGGTTGGGTTGAGTAGCTGCACAATGTCCGTACCCGCAGCGGTGAGCGTGGGTGCAGTACCGCCCGGCCACTTGGTCATAGCTGGCCACGTAATGGCCCCTGCCCCGCCGTTGACAATCTCCAACGTAACTTGGTTCAATACATTGGATGCGAGGTTCGACACAGACAAGGTTGCCCCAGACGCGGTGTTGGTCAGCTTCTGGTATGTGCCGGAGAGTAGGTTGATAGTGTACGCAGTGCCGCTCGGGGTGATGGTGCTGGCCGGGGACTCTGTGATCCGACCAGTAAAGTCGGGGTCCTGCTCAACAGTAGCCACGGCAGCGGCAGCAGCGTTAGCGGTACTCAGGGCAGTAGCCGAGTTGTCCAGAGCGGTTTGCGCTTTACCGTCCACCGCGCCTGCTGTACTGACTGCAGCGATAGCTGCGTCGAGTGCATCCTGAGCCTTGCCATCAATGGCGTTGGCCGTCTCCTCCGCGATCAGCGCCTTCGCGAATGCATTGTCCGCCGTTGCGCTAGCGATGCTTGCAGCTGTCTGGGCGTCGAGTGCCGTACCCTCAATACCTTCGGCGATGGCCTTAGCGGTATTTGCGGTGCTCAGCGCAGTGGCGGCGTTGTTCAGGGCCGTGGTAGCTTTGGCGTCTACCCCGTTAGCTACGCCTAGTGCACCAGCTGCTACAGCCTTGGCGGCCTCAGCAGCGGCAATGGCGGCAGTAATGTCTGCGTCAAGTTCGTCCGCGATAGCCTTGGACTGCGCAGCCGTCCCGACAGCCTCCTGCACCACGAATAGCAGCTGGTCGTTATTCTCGGCGATGTTCTTTGGGGTGAAGGGTACACCATTACGGTAGTCGTGCCGAATCTCTAGTGCAGAGGTGCTGCGGTACCGACGTACAACAGCCCCAGCCGCAGGGGCCGGGGTGATGCTGATGTTGCCGTCATTGATCCAAGTGAAGGTCGTGCTTACGCCATCGACCTCCACGAAGACCTCTGCCCGGTTCTGATAGACGAACGGGACAGTGTACGCAGAGCCTCCGACACTGACAGTTGAAACGTCAATATCAGGGACTTGTGCCATGATTACTCCTCAAGGGCGTTCTGCAGAGCAGCCACGCCGGGCATGATTGAAACGAAAGGAAGAACAGCTCGCGCTGCCTGTACTGCATCACCTGCAGCGGCTGCGCCCTCACCTTGGATAGCGTTACCCACTGCACCTGCGGCAGCCGGCGCGGCGTTAGCCAACCCGGTGATCGGGACAGAGATGCCACCACGGCCACCGGACAGGCCGACGATGCCAGCAGCGTCGCCAATGAAGCCAAGGCCAGCAGTATAGCCAACAGCCTTCTGCATCAGGTCGGCAATGCCCTTCTCGTCGAAGGACACGTCCTCGCCTTTGCGGAACTCGTTGGCTGCTACCATGATGACGGTCAGTGGATATTGGTGCGCGAGCATCATAGCCAGCCCGGTGTACCCGGAGTTCTGGATGGTGCCACGCAGCAGTTTGTTGTGCGCGAATGCAACGAACGAACGGAACTGACCGAGCACCTGACCTACACCGGAGCGGGAGAAGCTGGAGCCCTGACCGGCGCGGCCGTACAGTACGCTATCGTCCATCATGCGTAGCACGACGTTCATCGCCGAGTCCACGTCGGCTTGTGCCCACGCATCCCAGTTCATGGCCCGAGCGTTCTTGCCGTTCATGCGGACGTTAGCCTGCACGGCTGCCTGCACTCGATCCCAGTCTGCACCTTTGAGTCCGTACTCTCGCACGAGCTTGAGCGCAGCGGCGTCACCATTGCTGGCGCGTACGAGGGTGTTCATGGCTAGGTTGCTGGATACACGGGTCTGCCACTGGTGCACGAACTTCATACCGTTCAGGATTGGCACAGCCTGCTGACCGTAGTGCAGCACGCGGTCGATTGTGTGGTCGCCCTGCACAGCAAGGTTCGGCTCAAACTGCCGCAGCCACGGACGCACGCGTACGTCACGAGCAAGGTCCAGACCCAGCACGGTACCCAGCTCGTCGTACAGGTCCGGGTCGCGCCCGATCTTACGGAGCACGCCAGCGATACCGGGGAACTGCTTGATGAACTCTGCACCGGTACGCGCAGCGCCATAGCGCCATGCGATGGTTGCAGTCTCCGCCACCTGCCACAGACCGGAAGCCTGCAGCATAGTAGCATGAGCGAACGACTTAGCACGCTGTGCGTACGGACCAAGGATTGCGTCCTCTGGGCGGATACCCGTGAAGTCGCCGAGTAGGTAGTCCAGCTGCTTCATGCGGCCTTGAATGTCGGACTGGGTGCGGAAGGCGTTGAGTCCATCATCCGAACGGGCCACGGTAGCGGGGGCGCCTGCTGTGAAGTCGCCCTTCTGCGGCACGTAGTCCAGCATGTTGTCGGTGTGCTGCATGATGATGCTGAGCACGGAGTCGTCTGGCATCGCACGGTCAGTCAGACCAAACAGGCTCTTGATGCTAGCCACGAAGGAGCTAAGCGCGGTCTTCTCCCGGCCCGGTATCCTGATCTTACGCAGCGCATCCTGTGCACGTGAATCAGACATAGCCCATGCCACCAACTCCTTTGGGTCTTTCATGATGTTGGTGGTCTTGGCCAGCTGTGCGAGGGAGCTATCCGGGTTCTTCTCCAGTTGCGCAGCAAGAGCCTTATGCAGCCTCGTCAACTCAGCTACGCCGGCGTGCACCTTAGCCGTCTTCGCATTCAGCGGCAGCTGGTGGATACGGTCCACCATGGTGACGGTTACGCTATGCGTTAGCTCGTGTAGTGCAGTCACTGGGTTGATTCCACGGCGACCGGGCACGTTGGCACCACGCAGCATTACCATACTCTCAACGATACCACCCTTGACGCGAGTGGCAGCAGCACCACCTGTACTGGGGCGTAGGAATACCTCTGGCACATCGCCGGCAGTGACCTCGCGGACCAGTAGGTCGTGCCCTTGCTCACGCCAGAGCTTGAACACATCTGCTAGTCGCTTCGCATAGGTCTTCGTGTAGATCGTACCGACGTCTTTGGACAGTACGGCTAACAGGTCTTCCGGGTTGTCTGATTTGCGCAGTGCCTCGGAGATAATCTGCTCGTCCGGCGTTAGCTCAGTCGGGATCGCGGGTAGATTGCCACGCGGACCGCCGGTTGCAATCTCCTCCGCAGACTCTGATACAGTACCCTTCGGCTGCGTCTTCACCTGCCCGGCATTCTCAAAGCGTTCCTTGACATTCTGCTTGAACTCGGCCAGCTTGCGGTAATACTCCTCCGAACGGCCCTCCAAGGCCAGACGCTGCAGCTCTTTGAAGTCGTTGATGCTGGCGTCGTCGCCACCATAGCCTGCACGGGCAAGCGCACTGCGGCCAGTCATGGCCTGCATGTAGTTCTCGGCGACGCGGCTCAGGTCTGTGTCGATCATGTCCAGCATGCGTACGACCTTACCATTTGGTGCCACAGCGGTCAGGGTCATGTCTAGCGGCAGGCGTTCCTTGCCGTACTTGATGCGACCACGCTCGCTAAGGTTCTGGTCGATACGGCCCATGACGGACTTGATAGTGCCTTCGTCTACACCAGCGTCCTTGAGCATTACGGCGATACCGTCGCTGTCGGCTTGGCCCAGTGCGCCCATGAAGTCGGCGCGCAGGCCACGCTGCTTGGCGTCCATGCGGGTCAGGATGGCGGTAGCGATGGTACCAGCCTCTGCCTTCTCCAGCCCTAGACCTGACATGACGGAGCGGGTCAGCAGCTCGCGGGTGAAGTCCCGGCCGTGCTCGACCTCAATGGCACGCATCTTGTTCTCATTCCACGAGCGGTGGAAGTAGCCGGGGCGGCGCTGGAAGTCCTTGAAGCCGGGCAGCCCGGAGTCGCGGGCAAGCTCAGCCATCTGGCCCATCATGTCCTCGTACTGGTCAGCCAGCTTACTGATGCGCGGGTTGCTGCTAGAGGTTACACTTCCGGTCTGGTTGAACTCAAAGTCCCGGCGTGCCAGCTCGACAGCGATACTATCTTCTAGCTCGTCGCGGGCCTTGCCGTACTTGCCAGTCAAGTCGAACTTGCGACCCACGAAGCCGAGGCCGGTGGTGGCTGCTAGGTCTTTGTCCAGAGCCTGATGCCAGTTGTACACGAGGCCGTCAGCCTTGTTGCCATACAGGCGCATGAAGGACACTGCGTTGTCGTTGCTGAACAGTCCGTCCCGCTTCAACGGATCGTCTACGAAGCCGCGCATTAGGTCGCGGGTCAGATCGTTGACGTTGGCGATTTTGTCAGTCTCAGACAGGAGGTCGTTGACTGCGTTGGTGAAGCCAGCAGTGTTCGGGACACCGGGCAGAGACGGCTTGGGCATGTTCGCTGCGCCGCCCCAGATCGCGGTGACGCCTGCATTCATGGCGGCGTTCAACGTATAGTCGAAGGCGCTTACGTCTTTGCCATAGTGGTCGGCGACAGCCAGCGGCACTGTGGTACCGGCTGCAGCGAAGATAGCACTGGCCAGCTTACCGAGCTTAAGTACCTTAGAGCCACCGAAGGTAGCCCAGCTGGCCAGCAGCTCAGCGGGGTCTAGCATCTCCCATACGAAGGCGGTGAAGCCAGCGTTCGCGAGCAAGTGCTCACGGTCGCTCTTATCGCGTAGTTGCTGGGCGATGTACTGCTGATGCTCCAGCGAGGTTGCGGAGCCGAGGGCAGCCAACGTCTCGTCGGACATATCCAACTGGAACGCCTTACGTGTCTGTTCAACGGTACTCGGGGCGTTGTACTCCGGGTCGATGCGCTGAAACATAGTGTCCGCATCGTCGAGCCATCCACGGATCATGTGCGCCGTGGTTGTGTTGTCACGAGCTGCGGCGAACTGGTCGGCGTAACTCTGGGAGTCTGCTTCAATCGCAGCTTGAAGGGGCTGATCCAAGCCGAGTTTGGTTTGTTCAGCCAGCTGACCAGTGATCCCTTTGTTCAGGTCTGCCCAGTTGGCGGTGAGGGCGCTGCCTACCACCGAGGTATTGTCTGTAGTAGGCATGCGCCTCTCCTTATCGTTGCATCCAGTATTGTGTTAGGGTGGGGTCTTCCCAACCCTTGAACTTGCTCAGGAACGTCTCAACACGCGCTGGTGTCTGCTTCGCCCATGTGCTACCACGAATCTCAGCCTCAAAGGTAGCCCAGTCGCCAGCTTGGTATGCGGCCTTGGCATCTTTGAACTTGCTCCAACCACCCTCCCCCAGCTGGTAGATGGCGAGACCCATCGCAGCAATCTTGTCGTGGTCCGTCACGCCCCAGTCGCGGGCCGCCTTCTCAGCGACTACTAGCACGGCGTCTGTGTCCTGCTTGAACCAAAGCTCGGCCTGAGCAGGTGTCACTTTGTCGCCCGGTTTTAGCTGCCCAGTGACGTTGTGGCCCGCCCCAACGGCGATACCTACAAGGGTACCATCCGCTGTCTTGTCGGGGTAGGCTGTGAAGCGTACACCCTCGTCTCGTAGTAACTGCTCACGGAAGTCCATTACAGTGCCACGTGATAATGTTGAAGACGAGTCTCCGTTGATCCTAATGCTGGCGCCGGCGCCTATGTCGTAGTCTCGCCCCACAACCGGGCGAAGCCCTGAGGCTTTGGCGTCCTCAACCTTCTCCTGCATGCGCGTCTTGATACGCTCCGGGTCCACCGGTTTAGCTGGGCCTGGTACGCCGTCAACGATACGCTGCACACTCAGCACGCCGCCAATCAGACGGAAGCGAGCCTCAGCACCAGCCTCCTTCTTGCCGTACAGCTCGGTGAGGGCCTCGCTGAATCGAGTGCGTTGATCCTTGTCGCTAAGTCCGAAGACCGATACAGCAGCCTCTGGCAGCACCAGCTTGCTCTCAGCACCGCCCTCTGGCTGTACCGACACGGTGCGGTTAGCCACCATACCCTCGGCCATCTTGGCCAGTACTGCTGGAGACTCCCACGCGTAGTCCGGCTGCCGGCTTAGCGCAACAGTCTGCTGCAGAAGCGCCTGCGAGTACTGCTGGAACTCTGGCGAATCCAGCTGCAGGCGACTAGCGTTAGGGTTGACGGCAGCGTACGCGTTCGTGAAGAAGCTGGGGGTCAGCATGTCGGTGACGGCTTTCTGCATCTTCGTCGTACGGGACGTGCGCTCCTCCTCCGTGAGCTTGCTCCACTCGGCCTGACGCAATCCGGTGTTGCGGATACTGTCGATGACAGAGGTGCCCACTGCGGAGTCTACCAACACGTTCGCCATGACCCGCTGCACATCCTTAGCCAGAGAGCCGAGCATAACACCCTCGGCACCGGGACGCTGGAGACTGGCGATCTTCAACGTATCCGTGAAGGCAGAGATGATACCCACCTGCTCTGGGTTGGCCGCGTCCGGGGATGCCAGTACGGCGCGAGTGGCGCCGGCTACGTTGTCCGTAACTTCCTTGAAGACCATACCAAGATTCATACCTGCCGTGAGTAGGGTAGGAATCACCTTGCTGAGTGGGGCGTTGTTCTTCCCGCCCTGCGCATACAGCATGCTTGCGGCTTGCTGCTCGCTGATACCCATGCGGTACAGCTCTTGCTTGTTCCCAGCAAGGAGCGCGTTAATAGCCTGCGCTGTGGTCTGGCCATCATTGGTGCTCTGCAACCACATCTTTGCTAGCGCCTCATTCTCAGCGCGGGCGGTACGCGGCCGACGTTGCGCGTTCAGAGCCATCTGCGTGTTGAGCTCAGCAAAGCTGACTGGCTCGCCGTAAGCCTCCCCAGTGAATCCCGGCATGCGGGAAGCGATACGTTGAGAGAACACGGTATCCTGCATTACTTGGTCGAGATTGTCCTGAGCTACGGTACGACCCTGCGAAGCATACATCCAGTCGTTGACCTTGGACCGTTTGTCTGGCGGCAGCTGATCTAGTTGTCCGTTGTCGATCATAGCTTGTACGACTTCACGGTGGTCGTTCTGCGGCGACAGTAGATGCTGCACAAAGCCGAGGGTGATCTCGTTGCGCATGTCTTGGTCAGTGATCTGGTCACTGTTCTGCACGTCTGCCACAAACAGGACGGCGCGGGTTGCGGCCTCCTGTGCGAGCTGGGCATCGCCGCTAGCCTTCGCGCTTACGATCTGGGCTACGACGGCATTAGCGCCTGTGGTGTATCGTAGACCGGCCTGCTCAATACCATATTGTAGGTACGCTTTGCTGTGCGACCCGATCAGGGTTTCCTCAAGCTGGGTCTGCGCCATCAGGGCTTGCTCACGGCCGACGTTAGACAGACCGTCGCCCATACTCTCCAGCACAGCCGAGGATTCCTTGGCCAGTGCCGCGACGAACTGCTCAGGCGGGAGCGTGCGTCCCTTACCAGCGATGAAGTTCGTCATCTTCTGCTGCAGCTCGGCCTGCTTGATTCGGTAGTCCTGATCTTGGAAGCCGCCGCGTACGAATGGCTTGGCCAGCACGTCTGCGTCTTCGTCCTCCAAGGACTTGCCGAGCATGCGGGCACGCTGACCCTGCATGTACGCCTCTTTCACGTCCGTTTGGAAGGCTTGTTCAGCCACGGCTCCGCCGATCTTGAGCAGCCCGGACAGGGCCTGCATGCCGAGGGAGGACTCCTCCTGCACCTGCTCCTCGCGGGCTCGTCCGGGTTGATACCCACCGAACTGCCCGAGGTTGCCACTCGCCAATTGGAGTGGCTGAGATGTACGCTCTACCATTACTTCCGACCCCTAGTGCCGATGGCTGACCCGACACTAGACGTGTCGCCGGTACTGCCGAACTTGAAGAAGGAGGATGCGTACTGGCTGCCTGCGCTCAGGGCGCCGCTCAGTAGCGCCCCTCCGATAATGCTGCCGGTGCTGGGCACCTTCTGCATACTGCCGAGGCTGTTCTTGGTGCTGACCATGAGTTCGCGGATGCGCTGGTTCAGGTCGTACTCTTGCGTGACGTGCTGCTGTTCAACCTCAAACTGAGCTTCCTGCTCGGCTCTGTCAATGTCCATGCGTACAGCATCGACGCTGGCGCCCTTTACGCCAGAGGCTGCGGCTACCGCCCCAGTTGTGGCCGCCTCCTCCTCCGCACGCCGATCCACGAGGGCGAGCGTCTTGGCCGTCTGCTGTCGCAAGCGGCCTCGCTGCACCTCGATAGCGGACACACCTTGGAACGCCTCCAAGGTGTTGATCCTGTTTACGCGCGCCGTCTCTTTGTTCTGAGCCTCGATCTGCTTACGCTGCTGCATGCCGCCGATCAAACTCTGCAGGGCGCTAGCCCCGGCCACGGCGAATAGTGCTGGTAACATGACTACCTCCGGTAGCGTTGGTTGTATCGGAAGCCATACTCAAGGCTGGCGATGTTTAGGTCATACACGTCGTCCGACTCAATGCTGATCTTGGCGGACTGCATGTCCACGCGACAAGGCACAGTGACGGTTGCAGTAGCTGCGAGCGGCTCACCTGCACCAAGCTCACGGCTATACAGCCGCAACGGGGTCGTGGTGTACACGATAGGATCACGGGCCGCGTCAGACACTGTTACCACCACCTCACCCGTGTTCACAAGGCTGAACACCAAGCGGTGCAGCTGCGTGCGTTCGGTTGTGATGGCCACCTCGTTCCGATCCTTGAGGATAGGACGCGTCGGCGCCAGTCGGCAGGTATACCGCGAGCCGACGGTGTACTTCTCGCCCACAGCGGCGTCCGGGATCACAAGGGCATACGACACAATGTCCGGCCCAACCGTCTCCTCTAGCGCCTCGCGACAGCGTTCTCGCAGGTACGGATTGACACCTGTGTCCTTGAACAGCCACAGCTGATCCGGGTCGTGCAGGTTGTAGAACCACGCCGGTACTGTCAGAACGTTGGCCTCACCACAGGTCTGCTGCATGTAGAAGTCTAGGCGCCCCACGGTCGTGCCGCCAGTCCCGGCGCCAATGCGCAGGTCCAGCTCACACAGGTACACGCTGGCTCCGTCTCCGAACAGGCAGATCATGCGGTCGGCTGCGAAGTAGCAGCACAGTAGGTCGTGCTTGAAGGTCCATCGGTGCCATGCGGCGTGCGCCTTCTCGGCGCCTTGCCACAGGTACTCGTGCACCAACAGCTCCTTGCGGTTGGCGGTTCCGAACACTACAATGTTGGACGTGGTGCTGGCGCGCACGAAACGGAACGGTCCCTTGACGTAGCGCGGAATGTGCGTGGTTACGTCCTCGGCCTGCACCTGTGCATCAGTGTACTGGCTCGGCACCATCTCCCATACAGCGCCGAAGTCCTGTGAGCGCGGGGCCACGAAGAACACGGAGCGACCGGTGGCAGCTGGGCCAGTGTCGTTGGTGCAGCTGTACTGGGTCGCCACACTGGCCACGGCGGTGCGTGGGGTCAGCAGTGCGCTGCCGGGCACAATACCTTGGTGCGTCTTGGCGAACAGGATCAAGTCCTTGTTGAACTGCACAGCGTACTCGTACGGGCTGCTTACGGCGGCGTTAGCGGCAGTCTCCCACGGGTCGGAGTCCAGCAGGCTTGCCACGGAGGATCGGTACCAGCGCAGCGGCTTGTCCGAGCCCGAGGCACAGACGTACTCGTTGGACAGGATGATTAGTCGGCCCTGCATTGTAGCGAAGCCGGTGATCCCGAACCGGGTGAAGGCGAAGCTCGGGTTGCTATCGGCGTCCCCGGATGCACGGCGCTCATACGCCGGGGCTTCCAGCAGATACGCGGAGCCCGTGTACGACAGGCGCAGGGGCATGTTAGTGAGCACGGTCTGCGCAGCTGGTGCTGCGTCCTCGACCCACTTCTTGGTGCCATTCTCCCACCGGTAGTACGACTTACTGGTGGTGGTGCCAACAGCCACAACGTACCCGTTCGCCTCTTGCGGCAGGTTTGCCGGCAGCTGTGAGGTATCCCGTATGCTGCTGGCGTTACTGCACAGCATGTACGCGCTACCAGAGTCGGTGCTGATTGTAATGGCGTATGGTGCAGAGATGAACAAGTAGGCACCCACCCGCGAGTACACAAAGCCCTGTGCCGTCCCGATAGTTGCGTTGGCCGCAGCTGCCGTGGTCAAGTCTGCCATGATCTTCTCGGGCTGGGCGTCCGCTGCGCTAGTGGCGCTAGTAGTCTTCGATACGGTCGTGGTGACGCCAGTGCTCCGCCGGGTGATTGACAGGTTATAAATCTTACTGAACGCGCCGGACTGCACGAACGCGTACCCGGTCTTAGCGGGGTCTGGGAGTCCGCTGGCGCTGCCGGCAGGTACCTCGGTCGGCTTAATTGAGGTGTTCGCAATGAACAGCTCCTCCCCAAGACCAGCGAAGCGGATACTCTTGCAGCTTGCAGCCAGCAGATACGTGTTCGTGCTTGTGTACAGCTCAGTACCATCGGCCTCGCGGATCACCTGTAGTTTACCTGTGGCAGTGTTGACCAGCAACAGCATATCTTCACCGCCGATATTCGTCCGGTGACTGGTGATTTTGGCCGGGTCGGAGTAGGCCCCGAGCTTGGCAATGGCCCGTACCGGCGCACGCTTACGCGGACCTGTCACGAGGTCCGAGGTCATGTTCAGTTGTTCTTCGTTCTGCCCGTCTACCCGGTCTTTGGCTACCTGCTGGCTCACGCCGAACAGGAGCTGCCGGTACGAGCCTGCCCAGTAGCTCATGCTAGTTCCTCAAGTTGCGATACCAGCGCGCCACGTGCGGCTTCTGGCGAATGTTCAGCTTAGCCTGCCGGGTGTTGGCAGACGCCATGAGGGCGTACCAGCTAGCCCACTCGGCCTGAATGCCTTGGCTAGTCTGGTCCGGGCCGAAGTCGTTCACGTAGACCTCGTGTGCGGCGGCGTAGGCCACGGTATAGCGCACTACAATCGGCAGCTCCTCATACGCAATGTCGAGGATTGAGCGGCCCTTTACGGCGCCTTCGATCACTGGACTCAGTGAGCCAGAGTTTGCGATCCGCGTGCCAGCATACACGTACTCATCGGAGTCCGGGTAGAACATCAGCACGGAGTCAGGTAACTCGATCAGGCCATTGGTGTCCGGGGCCAGTTCTACATCGTAGGCATTGAACCACCAGCCACGCCCCTCAGTCAACAGCTTGATGCGGTTGTCCTCCAATGCTGGTACGATGACACCAAGCGTCGGGTACGGCTCGTCAATACTTGTTACTTCGCTCTCGCCTAGCTTGCGTAGGCAGAGGTTTACAGCGTCGAGTGTGTTCATTAGGATTCCCTTTCTTTAGCGCCCGAAATGCCGGAAGCTAAAAAAAGGGAGCTACCCGAAGGCAGCTCCCTAGTTCAACGCTACCGATTAGGCAGTGAAGGTAATGTCGTGCACAGCAACGGCGTCAGGACGACGCGCGCCGATGGCGTACGACTGGATGGTGTCCAGCACGTGGCAGAACTTCTCCTTCCATTCCCAGTAGTCGGCAGACACCGGGTGTACCTGGGCGGCAACCAGAGCCAGCGACGGGATGACGGTAATCATCTGGCGACGGGCTTGTGCAGCGGTCAGGTTGTAGTCAGCGCCCAGCGGGCTGGTGGTGATGGCGCCGGTAGCGAAGCGCGGGGTCTCGACGATGCGGACGCCGTTCATCATACCGATGCGACCAGCTACCAGCGAGTTACCGCCTTCGCCTGCACCGTACTCGATGCTGGTCAGCTGCTTGTGCTCCAGCAGCATAGAGAAGATTTCCGGGGTCACGTAGGTGATGCCTTCCGACATAACCTGATCGCCCAGATCGCGCTTAATCAGCGCCTCGATACCCTTACGATGCTCACGACGCAGGGTCGCGGCAGTGGCCTCGGCGTTGGCGGCAGCGGTACTGACAGAGGCAGCCAGCAGGAGACCATTGTTGAAGGCGCCTGCCAGATGTGCCGGGGCAACGAAGTCGCCACACTTCTGCAGGGTAATCAGACAGGCTTGGTCGAACTGGCGGGCCAGTGCAATGCCGTCCTCACGGGCAACTTCTTTGCGCATATCCAGCGAGGCGACCCAATCGTCGAACTTGTCGAACTGGTGGCGGGCGTACAGTACGGTATCCACCACGAGGTTGAACTTGTCCGACTTGACCTTGGAGACGTTCAGGTCTTCACCAGCCTTACGGCCGGCGACGGTGCTGGCGCCCACGCGGTCAATGCGTACTTGGTTGGTACCACGCAGGGTACGGATGTTGGTCACGCCAGCGAACTTGGAGGCGTACTGGAACGAAGAGTCAACGATACCGAGGTGTTCCTCGATATGCAGGTCAACGTCGGAGTTCACACCACCCCAATTCGGGCGAGTCAGATCAGCGAGTGCCATGTATTGCTTTCCTTATTAAAGACCTTGTTGGATGCCGAGACGGCGTGCATTCTGCAGCTTGGTGTACTCTGCATCACTCAGGTTGTGCTTGGAGATGGCCTTGACGTATTCGTCGCGGGTCAGTCCTTTCTCTGCGCTTGGTTGACCGAGGGCTGGGTCGTTATGAACAACGAGTTTACCGTTGGTCACAGCGAAGTCCACGATCTGCTTGAGCGCGTACTGCATGCTCGCCTTATCACCGCTGTCGAGCAGCTTGGCCATAGCGGCCTTGGTCACAGGGTCAGCAGTTTCGTTGAACACCTTGGCAGCAGCTTCGACTCGATCCTTGCCACCGGCGGCCTTAAAGACCTCAGCCTCAAGGGCGTTGCTGATACGTTCGGCGTGGCCGAGCAGCTGCTTCGCGGCTTCAACGGCCAGCTTGGCATTCTTCTCGCCCAGCTTCTCGACGAGATAAGCCTCGTCAATGAAGCGTGCATCGTCCTCGGCTGCGGCCTTGCCAAAGGCACGGTTCACATCCAAGTCGCCCACCAGCGTTTCCAGCATACCTGCAACTACGGCCGCCTGCGGATCGCCAAGCAGCTCAGCACCGAGCATATCGTTCAGGTTGGCGTACGAATCAGCCTGGGGCTGGTCGGTCGGCTTCTGATCGGGGACGGTGGTGTCTGCCTTCTGAGGTGGCTTGCGCACCTCTGGGACTTCGGGGGTAGGCTTCTGTGCAGCCAGTTGTGCGGCGCGCTCAGCAATGCCTTCGGGGAGGTGCTGCGTAGGGGCAGCCGGGGTAGACTCCGGCGCGGCTGCGGGAACAGCTGCGGGGGCCGGGGTCGGGAGAGATGGAATGGTTGGGATTACTTCCGACATTACATAACTCCGGGGATTGATTCAGTGGCGGCGAGTGCGCCTTGTGCCACGTCAAGACTTGCGTTTGCGGCTGCAGATTCCTGCTCAGCTTCGGCGGCGAGGGTGTCTGCATCTTTACTCAAGGTTTCCAGCGGTGCCGAGTTGGCGCGGAAGATGAACTCCACAACCTTCTCAGTGTCAAAGCGAGGGGATACCTCCTTCAATACCGGCACGATGGCAGCCACCTCTTGAGTGGCCTTGAACAAAGACTGCGCCTCGGCGGTCTGGGTCAGTGCTGGGATGCCCGTCACAACCTTCGGCCGATATGACTTCTGCACCAGACCCAACAGGAAGTCGGAGTCCTGTGCAACCTCGTACATCATCAGGTACGCGAGTGGGCTCTGGAAGTTCTCGGCCAGTACGCTATAGCTGCCACCCATAAGGTTCTCAGCCTCACGGGCAATGGTCCGCACTTCTTCCACAGTGACGCGCTCGGCATCACGCATCTGCCCCGTGTACATAAATGCACGGTTCAGCAGCATGACTTCCTTCTCGATGCTATTGCTAATGGCAGCGATCTTGTTGTAGTCGCCACGCTCGTACGATGTAACGCCATCGACTTTGCCGGGTACGTAGTCTCCGGTGCCGGCCTTCTGGTAGTCATCGACCACCGCGCCGGAACCTTCATCGACAACGTTCAGCATATTCAGGGACTCAAGCTCATACAGCCCGAGCTGCTCGCTCACAATGCTGAGCTTAGCGAATGCACCTGCGTACTCCTCGACGTACCCGCGACCCATGTGTTCGCCATCGGCTACGTTCCATGCCACCGGTACCCAAGGGCACAAGTGTTCCGGATAGCTCGACTCAGGACCGACACGTTTACCGTCCAGTTCCTGCCACACCTTGGCTCGACGATTGCCATCCGGGGTTTGCACCCACTCGATAACAGTATACAGGTCGATCTTGGCGTTGGCGTCTTTCGGCCGAGCACGCTTGGCCTCTGCGTCCGCTTGGACTTCCGGCGGCAGGTCGCTGAATTGCATACGCTGCTTGAGCACACAGCACTTCGGATCACCCATCGCATCCCGACGCATGGCGTAGGATTGCATGGACCATACGAGGAACTTGGCGCGCTTGGCGTCGCGGTACAACAGTGCGTTGCCAGTTACGAGTAGCAACTTGACTACGCGCTGCAGCTTTGCGAGGCTGGCGTTGCGGAACAGGCGGGCCGTGGACTCATTGGCCAACTGCGTCCCCGCAGCGGCGAGTGCCGATTCAGACACGCCAGATGCCGCAGCCAGCTTCTTTAGCTCTGCGTCAAGTTCGACCACGAAGCACGGGCGCCCCGGAGGGAACAGCGCGGTGGTGAGCTTGCTTGTTGCATTGTTCACGAGCAGGGAGCCGTAGGACTGGAAGTCATACTCCAGTGTCTGCGACTGATCCTGATAGTTCAGAGGATCAACCATCAGTGACGGGATCGTGAACTTCGCGAAGTCTTCGGCCTTACGGATGGCCAGCGTATCGCGGTACTGCGACCACATCTGAGATGCGAGTTCACGAGCCATACGTCACCTCACGTTAATGCCGAGTGACGCGGCTAAGCTACCGCCTGCAGCACTGCGGCGCTTCTTCTGGATGCCGGATAAGGCGTTCGCCGTACCCGCAGTCTCCACAGTCGCCACGTTATCTAGCGATAAGTCCGCGTTTGCGTTCTGCGCCCTACTCGCCTGCTCGGTAAGAGCTTGCGCCAAGGCCGCCCCGGTATCGGGCACTTTATCAGCACCACCCCCGAGCAACCCACCAGATAGGGCGCCGAGTGCTTTACTGCCCCAGCCGCCATTACCTACGGCGCCAAGCGAGGCGACTTTTACCACCTTCTTGAACACCTTTCCAACCTTCTTACCCATGTAGCCTCCGGTAAGTATTCTCATAGCGCACCTCACCGATTCGGCGAGTGTACGCAATGGCCGGTAGTCCCATTTGTAGGGCAAGTGCCTCAGTAGTCTGGATCAGGCTCTCGGCCAGCCCAGTCCGCCGGTAGGCTGGCATCACGTACATCCACTGCACGGTTAGGCACGGGCCTACGTGGTCATCATCCTCTGCTACCAGCACAGCGCACGCTGCGGGGAGGTCGTTGTCTTTGTAGACTAACTCCACTCGCTCATTCGCTAGCACGGATTTGAGGATGCGTTCTGCGCTAGCCTCCGGGGAGGTCCAGCTGTACTCGGGAAGTTCCTTCGTTACAACTTCCGCAAATGGTCGCATCTCGGTCGGTTCACCAACGTCGCGGACGTACATACAAAGGTTCATTGGATGTACACCCGCTCAGTCGCTGTGACCAGACGTTCGACCAGTTGCACCACTCGGTAGGCACCAGCAGCGTTCTGCAGCTCATTCATCGTGCTGTCCGGCGTGATGGCCGGGGCAGGGAACGTCTTGAGCAGGAACTCGTACTGTTGCCGGGTGAAGTGGATTTTATCCTGCGCTCGTGTCGTCATAGTTCACGGCCAGTTATTACGTCACTCTAGTGTGACAATTAGCAAAACCCAAATTCCGACCACAGGAACTCGGTCAGATCGAGGGTGCCCTTGGTGGGTAGTGACACATCCTGCTGCCCAATCCCAGTGAGGAGCAGCTGCATCGGGTCATGCTCGGTGTACAGCTCCACGAATGCCTCACGGATACACTCGTGCATACGGTCAACGTCGCACGGGTGTGTGCCGAAGCTGTCGTGGATAGCCACCATAGCCAGACCATCCTGACGCATGCGGCGAGCCGTGAAGGTCAGGTGCGCGGCGTCGAGGGCATGCACGAAGTTCGGGGAGATGGCGTTGGCCATCGCCTGCGAGCGTGTACTGTCGAGCACCTCGCGCACCACGATGTACTGCAGGCCGCACGAGCGGATACGTACGCGCTTCTCAGTACTGTCCCGGTAGTCGTGCTCAACCAGCAATCCCGTCGGGCTGTGCCACAGCATGGGTGCGTCTGTGCCGTACTGCTTGGCGCGATTACGCAACCAGCGCATCGCGGCAGCAGCGGCCGGTACGGTGTCCTCGATACTGTCGAACAGGACGGACGCCATGTACGCACCCATCTCCCACATGCGCACGCCTTCCGGCAGCGGGATGCGGTTGTCTTCCAGATAGTCCGTCACGAACTCGGACACGCCGCGCAGGGTGGCGCCGTACACGTACGTCATCACCGGCTTCTTCGCCAGCTCACGCGGCACGTCAATGTCAACCCATGCAGCGGCCAGATGCTGCTTGGCGCACTTCGGATCGTTCGCGTCCCGCAGTACCCGGCCCTTGGCCAGCTCGGCTACCTTGCGGTAAATGTCCGCCTTGGTCGCCTCGCCGCTATCGTACAGGTTCACGTACCTGCCACCGATAGGATCACGCAGCATCGCACAGAAGTGTTGCAGACCGGAGCAGGTGGCGTCCATGTGCACGGGTACGCCAGTGCAGTACGCCTCCGGGTTGCCGGACTCCAGCGCAGCGCGCAGCTCCCACAGTGCCGAGAAGGCCATGAGCGGGGCGTCATTGTTCCCACGGAACAGGTCGCTGTCCTCCGGGGCGTCCAGCCCGGCCAGCAGGAGGTCGAGGTTCTCGTCCACCCACGCAGCCCGCTGGACGAAGCGCGCCTTGTCCTTGCCGAAGCAGTTGGCGATGTGCACCTTCAACCAGAACAGGCCGCGAGGTCCAAGGGGCTTAACCTCGGAGAAGTGCAGCAGCGCCTTGGCAATGTCGCCACCCTGCGGATTCAGCACGCCACGGTAGTAGTACCGGCTGCGGCTGTCGATGAAGGTCGGGAACCACAGGTCGCAGTCAACATCCTTCGTGTGTCGCAGCGCCGTGCTCAGTGTGATGTGCGCCTTGCGCAATTCCATGCGCTCACTGTGCCAGCGCCACGTCTTACGCTTCCAGCCCTTGAGCTGCTCCAGCTCGTCCTCGGTAGCCTGTGCCTTGTCCCAGCCCTCAGGGAACGGGAAGGCCGGGGCCGGGCGCATCTCCTTGAACGGGATACCCAGCACACCGCCACCGTTGCGCCAGACTCGGTGCACCATCTCCAGCGTGGGCTTGTGTATGCGGAAGCTCTGCGCCTGCAGGTAGTTCCCGCAGTCGAGCACCTGCGTGCACTGCTGCAGGTTCTGGGCCAGCAGCGGGCGCATCCATGCACGGGTACGCAGACCCATGCGGCGGAACGGGGCGTGAATCTGCATCTTGCGGGTGTAGTACCCGCCACCTGCATGCCCATCCCACGGAAGCGGCGGGGCCAGCATCGGCTCCATCGTCTGGTGGAAGTACGTGGGCTGCTTGAGCAGCACCTCTGCGACTTCCGGGGCCAGCTCGTAGATCACCGAGGTGTACTTGCCCTGACCATACCGGGCCATCTGCACCAACCCGCAATTCAGACAGGCGTCCAGCCCGTGCTTACCGAGGTGGATGTACTCGGCGTTACTCAGACCCTGAGCGTACTCCTCGCCCAGCACGTTCTTCACGGCAGCACGCATCGTCTTGAGTGTATGCGACTGGCTTACGGTGCCGGCAGTCTTGAGGTAGTCCTCGGTGCGCTCGATGTACATCGGGTTCACCTTGTACGCCTCTTGCACCAGCGCCTCTCGCACAATCGCCAGACCGAGGGAGTGCGTGATCTGTTGGGCGGTGGCCGGGGACTCCCGACTGTCGCGGATACACACAGACACAACGGTACGTACGGTCAGCGTAGTCAGCACGTCCAGAGGTACGCGGCGCAGCCAGCCACGCAGCGCAGCACCGGGGCCACGCTGAGTAGTGCTGCAGATCAGTTCCAGCTCAGCGCGCACATCCGAGAAGATGCGGGCCAGCATACGCGGGAACGCAGCGAGGTCGTCAACCCGACCCTCGGCGACAGCCTCGGCATGCTCGCGCATCTGCTGCGCAGCGGCCTCGGTCGAGGCACGGAGTTCTCGTTCGACTTGGGTAGGGTTGAGCATCACTGATCCTTAGGCGTCTGGGAAGGCGAGGTGGTAATCGGCCAGCAGGTCAGCAACCTCGTGTGCCGTGATGGTGCGCTCGCTGTTGGCGTGCAGGATATGCTGCAGCACCTCACGGGCTTCGTCTTGGTTGCCGGTGTCGATGGCGCAGTGCAGGTCTTTGAGCAGCCGCTTGTACGTGTTACTTGGCATTCTGAATCTCCAGCTCATGCAGGAACAGGGCGTTGGTCGCAACGTGCGACCAGTGGGAACAACCAGACTCCGGGTCGGTCAGCTCGCCGGACTCGATGGCGTGCAGGTGCCGGTACAGTGCGTCCTTGTAACGCTCCTGCCCGTTCTGCACATTACGCCACGAGTGCGCGGCGTACTTCTTCGCCCCGAAGGTCAGGACGGCCACGATGCCGGCGAGGCTATTGGCCAGCCCTTGCATCAGCAGGGACCAGCGCGGCTTGCCAGAATCGAACTTGAGGTCTGGTTCCTGCGACGGCTGCGGAGCGTAGATACGTACCCGGCTGTTCGTGTCGTTCACCCACTCCCCAATCACAGCGGTCGTTTTGTATCCGTTAGCCACGTACCTAGTCATGCCGGTGTGGTTGTCGAACAGCTCCCCGGTGCGGGTGTTCAGCCAGCGCGGGAGTTGTTGCTTAACGTAGTCCGCCTTTGTGTCACCAGCCACTTGCGTGTACCGTACCTCTACGATGTGGTCTTGGCTCATACTGCGCTCCTCAGTTTGCGGCGTTGTTCTAGAGTGTTCATCAGCTTGCGGCCACGGCTCCAACCCTTGCAGCTATGGCAGAGGAACAGTTCGTACTGCCCCACGTTCGTACGGTACGGCTTGGCCTGCAGTTCCAGATGCTTACCACCACACTTCGGACACACCGGGTCTTCCGAGTCCACGAAGTTACCGTGGTTCGGCGCCTTGTCATCCCACGGGAGCATAATCAGGTACAGTTCTTCTAGCGACAGTACGTCATCGCGGTTGTACAGCTCCATCTCCTCCCATGCTTCGGCATTGCCGATCAGGCATTGCTGCCACAGCAGATAGCCGGGGAACTTTGAGTGGCTGCGCTTCTTGGTATCGCAGAGCTTGTCGGTCAGGTATGCCAGCTTATTGCTGGTGAAGGCGAAGTTCCTCTTAGCGGTTTCCAGTGTATCGGATACACGATACGGCGAAGGCGGTGTCAAGCCATTCAGGATGAAGCGGGCATTGATCTTCTTGGTATCAAAGCGACGGCCATTGTGTGCAACCACAATGTCTGCTTCGTCCAATAGCTTCCACACATCCTTGAGCATCTCCAGATCATTATCCATCGGATGCACATTACGCTGATCCCGGTACACTACCGCATCTTCGCCTACCCACTTAGCTGAGTAGGATAGAATGAACCAGTCTTCCTTCACTTGTTCCAGTGATAGGAAGTTATTGAACAATCCCCATACTGCTCCGAATATAGGTGCTGTCTCAATATCTATTACTAGTACTCTTGGTCCTTCCGTCTTCGACGGCCGCGCCACTGCGTCGCTCGCTTTCGCTTGCTGCACTTCGGGCTCCGCTGCGCTGCTCGCTCCTTGTGTCACGGTAGTGTGACAATTAATATCCCGCAGCCAGAAGCGTACCAACTGGCGGGAAACTTCACCTCGGCCGAGTGCTGTGAGGATGGCTGCTGCGCCTCGGCGGCTGCCTTGCGCCTTCCGCTCAGCGTCCCGAATCTCGTCATCCGAGAAGGCACTGCGGGATACTTGGTCTGGAGCTTTCAGTCGTTTCATTGGGAACCCTTCGGTAACATAACGCGCACTTTGGCAGTTGCCCGGCGTGCGGCTTGAGCCTTGTTCTTCTTGACACGTGCCGCCTCGGCCTTCTCCTCGGCAGACTTGTGCTCGGGGTACATGTACCCGGTGCCCGGCTGCTTGAGGTAGATCACGAGACGTTCTAGCCAAGGGACGATCTTGTCGTACGACATGCCGAGGCCGGCGTACCGCCCTACGGCGTTGGCCACCTTACCCTCGGCGCCGTTGCAGCCACGGTGCAGAACGCCTCGTACCTCGCCTGTAACGTGGTCATGGTCAACGACCATACCACCCCTCTCGTTCGGGTCGATTCGCTGCTGACAGAGCGGGCAGATGCCGCCCTGCACGCCTTGCAGATGCGATAGCGCGAATCCCCGGAGCTGAGTTCTAGTCAGCTTCCTGAGCATCCTCGGCCTCCTGCCGCTTAGCGGCGATATATTGACAGTGGTAGCTGTACAGGTTGTCAATCCATTGACGCAGCTTGGGCTCAAGGTCCAGCTCGCAGAAGTACCGGTACGCGCAGTCTTGCTCGGTACGGCGTAGCCAGAGCATCTGTGCCTCGGCCAGTGCGTCCTGCCCGTTGCGGGCGTATGCCCACAGAATGCGGTTGGCAGCCTCGTGCTCGCACGTTATGGGTGTAAGGTACCCTAGGGTACCGGCCTCGCCTATCAGCTTACCATCGAGCTTAGAGAGCCCTTGGATGTTGTCTGCCTTATCCCCCATGAGCATCTGCGCCCAGAAGAACTTGGTGCCGTGACCTTTCACCTTCAGTTTGAGACTTGGGGTGAAGTCTTGGTCGATCCAGCCGAACCGGTCGCCCGGTGCCAGCACATCCAACTTGCCGCGCTTCTCCTCCCAGTACGGGCCGGGCACGAGGCGCAGGTCTTTGTCGTCGCTCTTGACCACACCACGCGGCCCGTACACTAGGCTGTCCATCGTGAGAGCGTCGTCAGCCTCCCAGTACCGGTGCAGGTTCACGTACCAGTCGGCCGGCACCCCGTTGGCCACGGCGTGCTCAGAGCCCAGCAGATCACGCAGCGGCTCCAGCAGCGGAGGCTTGCTCTTACCGCTTCGGGTGGCTTGGTAGGGCTTGGCTGTAGGGTACAGCGAGCGCCCTGCCTTAGCCCCTCCCCGGCCCGTTAAATGTACACGCACTTCCGAGGACTGGGTGTTGAACATGTCCGTGAGGACTTCGGTTATGAACCGCCGTACAGCGGTTGGCAGCGTCTTGGCAGTAGCGGCAGCGCGGTAGGCCGCGCCGTCGCCGTCAAGCAGCAGCACCCTGCCGGGCACTGCTTGCTCAAACTGATTGTCAAGGCTGCTCAGGTCAACCCCGAGCACTACTGCACCGGCACGGCCGGGATGGCCAGCGCCGGCACAGCAGGGGCAGCCGGTACATCAGCCACGTTCACGGTGGCCACCGGGGTCTGCACTACGCCGGCAGCCGGCAAGGGGCTTACGGCGCTCGGCACGGGCAGGCTCATGGCAGGGGCCACAGGGGTAGCGGGTACCGCAGGGGCGGGCGCTGCAGGGGCTGCTGGGGCCAGTTGCTCGGGGCTCGGCAGGGTAGCGCCAGCACCACGCAGCAGTTGCTCCAGCGGGCTGCCTTGGAAGTCCACGGCGGCGAGGATGCGATCCTGCAGGTAGTTCTTGCTCTTGCCGTCGTCCGAGGTGCCCTCGATCTTGAGGCTGTTCCAGCCGGCCAGAGTCGGCTTGTTCCACAGGAACAGCTGATACAGGTCGTCCGGGGCTTCCGGTACCGGGTACGGCTGGCGGGATACCTGATCGAACGGCGGCAGGGTGTCTGCCGGTTCGAGGGTGTTGCGCGCCGGCTTGTCGCCCACGGCAGGCTTGATGCCGATCTTCACGAGGAAGGGCTGACCGAGGAACTGGGCGAAGTGCTTGGCGTTGCCCTTGTAGTTCATCTTGTCGAACGCCTTCTTGGCGCCGGCTTTCTCGTTGTTACCGAGCTTCATGTACCAAGTACGGATGATGCCCGGCGTGCCGTCCGGATTGTGGAACAGGTCTTGCGGGCGGTTAGCCGGCGGTACGCTGTTCGGTTGGCCGTCGTCGCCGAAGGGTTTGGTGTCACCCCAGATGGCGAAGCCCAGTCGGAACTCCAGAGCCGGGGCCTTGGCCGCGCCTTGGTATTCCTGCGGCTGCATACCGAACTCGACGTACTGCACGAGTCGAGCCATTGCGTAGCCTGCCGGGTACAGGCGACTACCGCCACCACCCTTACTGGTTTCGGACATGTCAATAGCATAACTATCGACCGCTTCATTGATGTCTTGCTGCAGTTGTGCGAGTACGCTCACTGTTTCTTCTCCATGATATGTACGAGTTGGGTTGAGCTGAGATTGAGGAACGACACGTCACCATTCGCCTTAACCATTCGCATGATATTGCCTTCGAGTGCGACGCGATAGTCTTTGACGTTATTAACCAATGTCGAACTTCCGTCACCATCGTCAGGCATCTCACGCCACCAGATTTGGACGGTATATAGTGTGACAGTTTTATCTCCGTTCAATGGATGTGCTCCTTATGGTACATGCTCGGACCTGCCTCTGCTGCAGCCGGGAACGGAACGTGCCCGATGTTGTAGCCGAGGTGCTCAGACATGTACTTAGGTGCGTCCTCCATGATGGCCTTGGTGCCCAAGGCAGCTTCACGCAGTACGTCCTCGTGCACGTCCAGATACAGGGCGTCGTGTACGTTGTTGATAAGGAAGGCGCGGCCCTCCGGGTATTCCTCCGAGCGGAAGAACTCGTTTGCGATCAGCCAGCGAATTACTCGGCCAGCCGATACAGCCATCAGGTAGAATGCCTCACCCTGACACCAGTAGTTAGCGATCTGGGTGTCCTTGTAGTCCATGATGTGCTGGCGTGTAGCGCGGTCCCACTTGGGATACTGCCGGAAGCTGTAGCGTGCGCCGCCCGGCGATGCCCAGTACCCACGGCGGTAGATGCTCCAGCCGCCATCATCACGCTGCTCGCGGTGCAGGCCGTCGGGCTCCATACCAGTGCGCTCCACGGCGTCGCGGATCACTTGACGGAACTGGATGCTCTGCGGGAACAGCTTGGCCTCAGTAGCGAGGAACTCCTCGGCGTACTCCAGCGTCACGCCGGTAGCGTACGCAATACCACGGGCACTGGCGCCGTACTGAGCTGCGAAGCTCGGTGGCTTAATGTCCGTACGCATCTGCTTGTACCGCTTATGCTCCGGGTGCTCCTGATTCTCGACGGCCTTGTGCAGCACGTCCTCGTACGGCTCGCCCAGCTTGGCAGCGAGGCGCAGGCAGTGCATGTCAATGCCGCTGACCAACTTGTCCAGCAGGTTCTCGTCGCCGGACAGGGCCGCCAGCATCACGACCTCCAGTGCCGAGTAGTCCACCTCAACGATGCGCCCCTTGTCGCCGAAGCGCGAGGTAAACATCTGCTTGACCTTGGAGGTTCCATCTCTCGGGAGATTCTGCAATCTCGTGTTCAACACGGGCGTTACTCCGTGCCCGGTGCGTCCTGCACCTGCTGCATGTTCCCATGCAGATCAGACTATATCATCACGCCAAGGCGTGCCGTGCGCTTCCACCCACTTGAGTGTACTCTCTTTCGAGATAGTCGTTGCGCCTTCCCGTATGTACCGATGTAAGCGCTGGTGGTCGCCCATCGTACACAACACTAAGTTCGTAAAGTCGTTGTTCAGCGGGTTCTGGTCTACGTGATGCACGCACCAGCCACGTGGTATAGCCGGCAAGCCTAGTGCTTGACAGACAACTACATGGTGTACGAATACGTGCTTGCTGCCCTTACGGCCTGTGTACCAGTCCGGTTTGAGCTGCATCAGGTATCCCTTGTTGTCGGAGACTTCACCCACAAAGTAGTGGTGCTGATCGCCAACCTTCCCGTGCATCGGGTTCAGCTCGCCTAGCTTGCTGTTCCTGTAACACTTAGCCTTCCGCGTTTTACGGTAGGCTGCGCTGTAGTTTGACTTTACGTAGTTGAACACCTGCTTCCACGGGATTCCCAACTGTGCTGCAATATGTTGTTGGGTTAGCTCGGTGTTCTCGTACAGGTACTTAATGTCCACATGCACCTCCAAAGGTGGATTGGCTGGCTTGGTTCAGGATTGCCCGGTCTGGGTGTCCCCTGAGTTCACACGGTTTGAGAACCTCCAGATTAAAGGTTCGGGTTACTACTCGACAGGCGGCCGGTAGCAGTCGCCGTCAGGTTCAGGTTGTGGTGGATGATCCCATCCGGCTGCACGTACTGCAGCATACCCTTGACCTTCTTGACGTTGCCGTCCTTGTCCAGCTCGACACTGCGGTAGTACGTCGAGTTGTCCTTGTCCAGCTGGGCCATGCGGACCAGTAGCTTCGCAGCCTCAAAGCCCTGCTTGCCGAGTACGTCCAGTACCTCGGAGCTGGTGCTGTACACCGGGGTCTTGTCGTCGCAGAGCGTACGCTTGCCACGCCAGTCACCGCGATCACCGAAGTTGTCTTGGATGTGCTCGGGCAGCTGGTCGATCCAGATCAGGCCGGGGAACTGCCACGCAGTGTCGTCCCACTTGGTCTGTGGCGTGGTCGTCTCCCGCTTGTGCAGCTTCGGCATCCCCTTACTCTTGCCCGCTTTGTATCG